CACTCAGGGCTGTTGTGTCGGCTTTTGCAGATAAAGCCGTTTTCACAGCCTTATTCTGAACAGCATTTGTAGAGGTATCAGACAACGCAGAATCTACTGGGATAATGTCTGAACGAAGTAAAGGGCCTGCGCCAGAATTAGCAAAGAGTTTTTGCAATAGTTTAGGTAAAGCCATAACTGTTCTCCTTAATTAACGACTTCCGCAACCAAACTGAAGTCCGTAGGAATATCTGATGTGAAGGTGATTGTTGTCGCTGAAGTGTCTGTGTACTCAACCCCACAAATACACAGAAGCCCTTCGATCCAAACAAGTAACTCATCGCCCCCAACTGTGTGCTGAGGAACAGTCCACGCAGTCCCTGCTGAAATAACCGCAGAGCGTGAGTCACTTGAAACGACTTTCCGTGTGCCTCCTTCGCTACTCGAACCGATGTCAAGTAGCACAGGCCCACTAGAAGTCTTGACATATAAAGAGTCTGTCATAGCCTAGGAACTCTTCAAGATGATCAATCCACCGTTTCTAAGATTGCTTGGCACATTTTCTAAAGACGAGACAACGCAAGAGTCAATATAAGTCTCTGAGACTGTGACCTTCTTTCCTGACGCAGTAATCGTCACGCCTTCCCCTGCTTCAATCTCCAAAGTGTCTTGCTTGGCCGAAGCCGTGATTGTCGTAGTGCCGACTGTGACTTTGGCGAAGGCGTTCTGATTGACTTCAGCACCTGTTGCAATGCCACTCAGTTTGGTGCGTTCTGCCGTTGTCATCAAGACTTTGCTTGATCCATCGCTGATGTTGTCTGCGGTATCCGTAGACTTCATAAAAGCACCAGCAGCCTTCACGCTGTCGGCATCGGTCTTGTCTGCTCCCGCCTCAATCCCTGATAACTTCGTGAACTGACTGGCGCTCATCAAGCCGTCAGAGGATGCTGTGGCTACGGCGTACTTAGTATCCGTAAATTCCGCATCGGCAGGAACGCTCTTAGCGATTGTGAATCCGCTGTCCTTTACGTTCTTGCCGCTTGTGTCGGAGAACGTGACAACGTGTCCTGTGACGGACGTAGACGGCCCGATAACTGCGCCGTCTAAGTTAGTCTGCAAAACCGTCCAATCGGAATTGCTTGCGCTTCCCGATGCGTAGTCCTTGACGCAAACAATGTAGTCCCCCGCTTCGCAAGTCGCTCCTGCATAAGTCCCTGCTTCACCTACAACGTATTGCCATCCTGCTTTGTAGGCTACGGTGGGCAATGGAGTGGAGGAGGTGACCGTGCCTTTGAAGTGAATACCTGCGTCAATCGCTTCGTTTAAGCGAGTCCGCAAAGTCACGATCTCAGTTTCAACGTTAGAGGCATTACCGTCCACATCGTTAATCTGAACCTGAGTCGCTACTGTCGCAGGAGCAAGAGGCGTATTGCTCGTACCTTCGTGCGAATAAAGTGTGGTTTCAACAAGTGTAGTCATTCTTCTTAACTCCCTGCGCTTTCAGCATCTTTGTAAACAACCTTCTGAGACAACTCAGCAACCGCATCATTGGCGGCAGTCGCTGTCGCAATCGCATCCGCAACATCAGCCTTACCTAAAGCGGCAATCCAAACGTCTAATTCATCGCCCGACTTAGCATCGAATGTGAGTTTGAATTGGTTGCTCTTGGTGTCTGTGTTCCCTACTTCCGTGAAGTTCTCGCCGATGTAGCAAACTAAGCCGTTGTAACTCACACGCAAGTGGTGTCGCCCAACGAGGTAGTAAAGTTCCCCCGGAATCGTGATTGCCGTGTTTGCAGAAACATTCGATGTGAGCGTCCATTGTTTCTCAGCGCACCCTGTCACGTTGAAGACAAAGTCCATATCCGCCGCGTCTTCAATGCGAGCAATTTGCGTATCGGTGAAGTCCTCGAGTTTCCCTTCTAACTCGCTTTCTTTATCCTCCAACCCCTGCACAGCGTCCTCGGCTTTCTGCGCCGATGCGGAGGCGGAGGAGGCGGATGCAATCGCTTGCTCCGCATACTGCTTTGCGATAACTGTCGCTTGCTCGGCGGCATCCAAGAGTTTCTCTTTTAACTCGGAGGCAGACATCGTGTCTGTGATATCAACCTTAATCGATCTGCTCAATTCTTCCAGTAACTGCTGAACCAAAATTGTGAGTTTGTCGTAGCACTTGTTCAACGTCTCAGGATAGAAACCGCCTTTGTTCGTAAAGATAGTCAACTGGTCGTAAGACATCTGCGAAATCACAGACAAATAAACGCCATCGGCAAGAGCGGAACTTAAAACAACCGCACCTCCAGGAGTCGTGTCCTGGTCGGAATTTAAACGCACGGTGTAGTCCGTGCCGTAGACCAATTGAATCTCGCCATCGTCCGAAGACTTGGCGACAAATAAATCTTCAGCAGAGAAAACTTTGAAGGAAAACGTAAACTCTTTTGTAGTTCCGTTGCCTTCATAGGGACCTGCTTTGCGTGTGGTGGCAGCAACAGTCATAGATGAAAAATCCTCGCCATATTTGATAACGAGGATTCTCTACTTTAAGTCGGGCAACTACTGCACACCCCTAATCAACTCTTCCCTTGTATCCAAAGAGCGGTGCTTTAATCGCATCGATGCCTTCAACCTTGCCTTGGTCAATTGCCTTAAGCCCCTTGATGGTGCGCTTGACTTGCGAAGAAGGTGCGCCAATTGATGCACCTGCAACATCGATGATGTTTTTCATAATGCGGTCGTAGTTCGGATCGTCATACGTTTGAGCAAGTTTACCGAGGGCGGCAATAGCCTCATTGCCAACCTTGAATGCTCTTAGACCTGCTGGCCCTGAGTACCCAAAAATTGGTTCGCCTTTGATAACTCGGCCCGCTGTATTGGACGCTTCACGCAAATACATAAACTGCCCGAGATTGAATTCAACGATATCAGCAAGAGGTTCTCGCACATACTTATCGACTGGCTCTTTATCGTCATCATCGTCATCATCGCCTCGTGCTATCAAAGCCTCCTTGAAGGACTGCTCGATGTATGGCATAAGCACACACATAAAGAACAAGTTCGCAATCTTCTTAAACTTGTTTGTCTCGCCAAAGTATTCAGCCACAGACAAGTTAAGAGCGGCATTCATCCACGAATAAAACACACCAAAAATCTTGGCATAAGACTTTGTTCTCTCGTGCCGTGATAAGTCGTGGATGTTGCCCGATGCTTGCGTTGATACAACGACTTGGTCACACATCTTGATGAGTTTGTCGCCATCGTATCCATCACGTTTGAACCGCTCATAGGCAGATTGCCACGAAACGGTATCAGCAAAGCCTTGCACTATTTCAGTCAAGACGTAGGCGTGTTCTTGCATCCACGAAATCGTACCTTTGCCTTTCTCTAATCGGTTGCGAATTTGCGCCAATTCCTTGAACTGGGTCTGCGCTCTAAGTCGCATCGCATCGGACATCTTGTTGATGTTTCTGCGAGTAGAGAGTGGATGGACCATATACTTCGCCATCGCTTTCAAGAAGGCAGGGACTCCAGTCTGCGGAATCACATAACCAACACCTGTGACCTGCGCCGCCGCTGTGGTTAATGAATAACCCATCGCCGCCAAACCCACGTTGCGAGTTAGCGCATTAAACCACGCAGGAGTGCCAACGCCACGGTCGCCTAATGCGATGTCATTGCGCCATTGTTCAATTTCTTCTGCGATTTCACTTCCGTAGTATTCCTTGATGCTCTGCTTAATACCACCGCTTTCACTCATTGTTGATCCGTGCAAGATGTGGCCTGTGTCTATCAGATACTCGTGCCACGCCAAATCGTGAATCACATCATTAACACCTTCGTAAAGCGCAGAAAGGTCTAAGCGCAACGGACGGCCTTCGACTTTTCCAGGAACACGTTTCTTCGTAAAGGATCGTTCCGTTGTCGGCGATTGATAGGCATTCTGCAACATCCGCTCTGCGTCCTTCGCATCCTGTAACTGAGACGACCTATCGTTCGCTTTGTAGTCGTAAACAACAGGGTAGTAACCGCCACTCACCGTGATAACTTTGCCTTCCTTTGTCTTCACTTGGAAAGGCTCGTATTCAATCCATTCGGGTTCTACACCATAGACTCGTAATTGCTTGGCGGCAATCATCGGGCGGAAACTCTCGAACAACTGCCAAACCGCTTCAACTGCTCGCCAATCCGCCTCAGTTAATGTGTCCATAATCTGCTGAAGAACATCATCTGTAAAGCGTGGATCGTTTGAAACCAGACGCTCACGATTGGAGGCGTTGCCCAAATTGAGCGCAATAGCCAAACGTGTACCGTGCGTAAATGGTTCATCAAAGCCCTCAAACAAAATTGGGTCTTCGTCTGCGTTCTTCTTGAAGGCAGGGAGCAGTTTGTCTCGTAACCATTCGGACGCACGTTTGCGCTGTTCGGCTTCAAACGTAGCACATTCGTTCGCAGGTTTAATAAAGACTTCCCAAAAAATTCCACCGTGCTTATTGCCGTCAAAAATCTTGCAAATAGCAGAGACCTTGACGTTGCCTAACAGGAATTCCATTAAGGTCTGTTTGGCTCTTTGCTTTGCGGTTCTGGGATCGTGAATATTTGTGTTGCGCTTTCTGCCTTGAGCGGTCGCTGACTCCTCAAGTTGTGCTTCCAGTTTAGCGTTAGTTTCGTCAACCCTTTCGCCTTCCTTAATCTTGCTTAACTTAAGAACCTTGCGCCCAACTTCCGCAACCTGTTTGACGTACATGAAAAATTCGTTAGCCTCGTTAACAGTCATTTCTTGAACGTGTTGACGGCTACGCAGTAACTTCGCAATGCCTTCGATTGGAGTGCCGTTGGCTTGGAGCGTCTCTTCAATCTTGTCAATTTCATCATCGCTTAGGGCCTCGCCCACGGCGAACTTTTGACGTTCTTCGGCTGTCATTGCGCTTACGCTGTGATTCTCTAACAAGGAGTCAAGGATGCGCTTGTAGAAAGGATGCACACTCTTACTCTTTAAAGCCGCTCTTGATGCCCCCTTGCCACGCTCGTACCGATCTTTAGCCTCAAGGGCAGCACGAGCCAATTCGTGGTTGAGAATCTGCGCTCGTTTGGCTTCCACTACAGCGTTGAAGTCTCCCTTGCGGAAAGCGGTTTCGGCTTCCTTGGCACAGCGTCTTTCCGCCGCCATATAGGATTTCTCGTGAAGGTCTGAGACCTTGATGCCAGAGATATAGTTCAATGCATACTCACGAGCGGCACGAACCATCAGTTGCTGTCCGCCTAACTTACGCATAATGGCGTTGAATTCCGCAGTAAGCAATCGGGACCGTGTTTCGTTGTAGGCGCAAAGGTTCGCTTGCAATTCCCTGAAGTCGCCTTCGCCTTCATGTTCCACGCTTTCTTCCCACGCAAGTTCTTTGATTACTTCATCGTGAGCATCGCTCATCCTTTCCAAATCAACGAGATCGTAAAGAAGGTCTGTCACGCTGTCCGTGCCAACGGTTGATGCGAGAACGTGCAAATTAACGCCTTCGCCTTCCTTGGCAATCCAGTTGCGCTCTTTGAATAGGTCAATGGATTCCTGGGACCAGCCCATAGACTTGAGGCTTTCCTCGGAAATCTTGACCTTGTTAGAGTTAAGCATCGACAAAGCCTTGTAGCGTGGCTCTTTACGGAGTTCTTCCTCACGCTTCTTGATTTCTTCTTTACGCTCTTTCTCAAGCCTTCGTGCCACTTCTTTGCGAACTTTACCGAAGGGGCGCATCGCACCGTGAACCTTCTTAGCCACAAGCCCTGCGGTTTCCGCTGTCGCTTCTCGCTCTAGTTCCTGGTACTTCCTGATTTCCTCATCGGTCATACCCAGTTGCTTTGCCATATCCATATCGAACATAGCGTGAAGTCCGAGTCTGACTTGCGTTTCTTCGGCTTGCTGTTCCGTGGCAAACATCAGATCGTAGAGTTTCCGTACTTCTTTGGAAATTGGTCTGGGCTGGCGCACTAACTTAGAGTAGACATCGATAAGCCACTTTTTGAACTGGTCGAAAAGGCTCTGCATCTCTTTGTTAGGCGCAAGGCCTTCCATCAAGTAAGCCTCAAAGCCTTCGGCGAAAAGTTCGTGCATACCACGCTGTTGGGCAGAATCCATCTTCGCCCACTTACGTGCCGCGGCGGCAACAGTCTTGATGTCATCGGTAACACCTAAATCGATAACGCCTTCTTGCTGTCCCCACTTAAAGAACCCACCTAAGTTCTTCATAAAGGCTTGCTCGCCTTCGGTCAATTCCTCACCACGGTCAATCTTGTCAGCAAGGTCGCTCGCAATCATCGTGTCAAGGTCAAGCCAAGCGTGAGCCGATTCGTGCAAGAACGTAGACTTGTCGTAGCACTCCATCAAAGTGATAACGCTCTGACGGTATTGCTGTGCCGTGTTCCTGGGGAGGTAAGAGCCACGAATCTTTTCGGGACCTGCTTGTTCGCTCAACTGTTGGAGACGTTGAACAATCTTTAACGATTCCATATCCCAGACAACGGCGCATTCACCATCACGCTGTCCGTTGTAGCGCATTCCAGGAATTCCGTACTCATTGAGTTTCTCGGAGGCTGCCTTGGTAGAGCCTAAACGTTCCGCTAACTTTTGATAGATTAAGCCACCTGTGATTTGTCTATTGCCGATGTCAATAAGCGCACCATCGGCGAGGTCATGCGATGCCCAATAAAGGGTAGCACCCAACCATGTGTCAACGCCACTACGTCCGTACGGCGAGCCTTTGCTGTCTTGCTTGATTTCCTTTTCAAGTTTCTTAAAGATAGCATCGTGGTCAATGAGTCCCAAAGGACCTTCCTTTTCCATAATGGCAAGGAGTGCCTTCGCAGTCTTCGGATACTCTTTCGCTTTTGCGCTCGTTTCTAAATCCTTCTTCCAACGTTTTAGCCAACGCTCCCGAAGTTTCGGCTTTTTGGCTTCCGCTTCTTTAACGAGATCGAAGTAGAGTTTGCGAATCGCCTCTTGCACCTGTTCGGGTTGTTCGGAGAAATACGCATCCTCACGCATTAATTCGTTGTCTTCAGGAATATCCACGGCATACACAGAGCCTTGACCTTCAACCTGTGGGCGAACTTCTTTGTTAAACCACTCGTAGGCTTGTTTGGTAATGTCGCCATTAATCGCCGCACGATCCACGTTGCGAGCAATCTTGTAAGAGTAAAACTCATCAAAAGCCTCTAGGCGTTCAAGGAGTTTCTGTTTCTCCTTGCCCTTCGCTTGATTGACTTGTCGCTCTAAGTCCGCCCTAAAGTCGTTGATGTCTTGCCCATTGATTGTGTAGTTTGCTCCTGCGAGCATCTCACGATAGCCCGAGGCAATCATAAATTCCTTGGCAAGGTACAAGCCATAGCCGTGCGCTTGTCCGCCTTCACCAGTCCCTATGTGGTCTAACGAGAACTTGAGAATCTTTTTCTGCTCTGGAGTTCCGTGATAGAACAACTGATTGAGCATATCCACAATCTTGATGGTGGTGTCATCGAAGACCACGGCACATTCGCCGTCACGTCTACCGTTGTATCGGATACCTTGGATGCCGAACTTGTTGAGCATTAAGGAGGCTTGCATATCGCTACCTAAGTACGTAGACAATCGGCGGTAAATTTCCCATCCTCGTGCGCCCTTGTAATCTTCGAGCATAGGTTTGAATTTATTCATCCACTCCCTGCTAGGCCACGTTAGCCAACCGCTGTACATCAAGTCTTCAACAAGATCGTTAGTCGCAAGTTCTAGCCCTGTCGTTCCCTCATACTCGCCGTTTTGGTCGTAATACTCTTTATTGTTCTTGTATATTTCCTCAGCATCAATCTTGATGGCTGGCATAAGAGCCTTAAGGACTTTGTCGGCTTGGCTACGGTAGAAGAAATCGGGGCCTTCTTTTTCAGCCAAAGCAACTAATGCGTCAGCCGTGTCAGGAGGTAGGTTTCCTTCGGCGATTGTTGCAAGATTGTCAACCCACTCTTTGAGCCTCTTCTTCTGGTCCTCAGATGAATTTATGCTTGCCCATAACTCTTTAAGTGCTTTCTGCACCTTCTTGGGCTGTTCGTCAAAACTAGCATCCTCACGCAACATCACATCGTCATCGGGGATGTCAACCGTGTAAATAGTGGACTGCTTTTCCTTCTTCAGTTTTGAAATAATCTCAGTACGCACCCAGTTTTTCGCTTCGTTCGATAGCCACTTAAAGCCGTCTAAACACTCTATAACCGTAGTAATATCGGACGCTTTCGACAATTCCCTCAGAACAGTTTGCTTGTCGTTTATAACGTTAAGTTCTTGCCTTGCTCCTACCATAGCGGACGCTCTTTCCTCGGGGTCTTTAATATCCGAGTACAACTGCGCCAACTTATCGAATGCCTTCTTTTCCTCAATCTTGAGTTCTTCCGTTGTCCTCTCAAACAATTCCTTGTCTGGGTAGTATTTGAAGTTCCCACTATGCGCCAAATTCTTTTCGTATGCTTCCGCTACCGCACGATTCAAGGCAAAGTAAAGACCCCATCCGTGAACTTGAACGCCCTCGCCTTCACCGATATGCTCAAGCGAGAATCGGTCGAAGCGGTAGGGACTGCCGTGGTAGGCGAGTTGATACAAAGCGTCCGCAAGGGATTGAGCGAACGTGTCGGTATCCTTCGGCTTTTGGAAATTCGCCGTAGCCTCGTCAACCGATTCCTGAATTACTGCATTGTTCTTTGAGTATTTCTCAAGGGCAGCATTGCATTCGGTTGTGCCGTAGTCCTGGGTCTCTGGTAATTCTGCAAGGTCCTCTGTAATGAATCCATTAAAGTCATTGTCTAACACCATAAAGATAATGTCAGGCTTGCCTTCGTTGTACTTTCCGAAGTAGTTATAGTCCCATCCTTCGGGTGCGTAGTTTGGATCAAACGTAAGACGTGCAACAGGCCTAAATCCGTGCGAGGCGTAAAACCTTGGTAATACCGTACTAAAGCAGTCAAGCCTTCTCGCTCCTGCTGCAATAGCGCATTCAACAATTGCGTCACCTGCGCCGTGTCCTCTAGTGCTGAATACAGAGACAAGATCGTCACCGTTCTTGATGACGAAACCAGATTTCTTGTCTTCGGACAAAAAGATTCTGCATTGAGAATGGTCTGCGTCTTTGCCTGTTAATTCCTCGATTGACTTTTCTTCTACGCAAAGACCTGCGATGCCTTGGCTTTGTTTGGCGACTCTAAGAGCCTCTAAGAACGTTGTAGCCGATTGTTCAGTTGGGGCAAACTCTTGGAACTTCGGAGCGGCATTTTCAGCGGACTTTCCAAACGATGTTTTTGTCTCTTTAAGTCTGCCTCTGAGCGCAGTTCCAACAACCCATTCTGCTATAGGAGTGGGTTCATTTCCTCTTCTTCTTTCGCTATTTCTTCTAGAGTCATCGTTGGGAACTGTGCTTCCGCCATCTCGCTCGCTAGAAAGTAATTCGGAACTACCCACTTCCCATTTTTTTCCGTATACAGTCTTGCCCCGTTGACCTTGCTTCTTATCGCTCTTGTTGGATAATTTTCTGAGGCTTCGCATAGCACCAAAGACGAGCGTTCTGAAGGTGAAAACTTTCTCTTTTTCTGAGAGAGAATCGTGTCCAATTCCGCTTGATCCTTCGCTACCGTCAGAACCCTCTTGAGTTCTTCTTTGTTCATCTTCAATCTCCTTCTCGACTCGCTGTTTGATGCTGTCGAGTTTTTCTTTTGAAACGCCTTCCTTCAATGCAATTTCATACATCGCATTGGCATAGTCAGGGGCTTCATCCGTGTCGTAGTCCTCTACGTATTCGTCCCCTTCGGTCTTTGTATTTTCATAAATCTTTTTCTCAGCATACCATAAAAGGGCTTGCAAGTCGGCCATTGTCAGGCGTTCAAGTCCTGGCTGATTATGTAATACCTCAAGAGCATCGTTAAAAAGCCCACGGATATACTTTCTTTCGGTCGCTCCCCTTGGGGATTGTTTGTCAGTCAAAAGCGCACGGCTTACACGCATCACGGAGTCGTAGAACTTTTGTCCTGGGTCTTTCCATTGCTTAATGAACTTCTTGTGGTACTCGCTCGCCATAATGATGTTTGCCGCTTTCTGCACCATCTTGACAAGTTCACCACGCTCGCCGTCTAAGGCTTCTTCGTTGTGGACAATTTCGTTTCTCTTTTCTTTGTTGCTTAAGAGTTGCAAGGCTTTGGAGATATCAAAGCCCAATTCGTCCTTAACATAATTTGCAAGTTCTTTATTGCTCTTAAGTTCTTTGAGGGCGGACTTTAATTCAACAAGTCGGCTATTCAATGCTTCGGGCTTGAATTCAATTAAGGTCCCTGTCCAGCGTCCGAAGGTACGCATAAACCAACGATCCATCGTGAGGGCAGAGAAAATGCCATACATATTGCAAAGGAATCCGTTGCCAATCTTCGGACCTAGAATCATTGCGCCACGCACGATTTCGTCTGCCGCTTCACCTGTTACGTCAAAGCCCATCATCGTCATTTGGCGAACTGTCCACGCAGTCATAAAGAACTTACGCATATTGTCCATACCGCCAAACTTCTCCGTTAGATTGGGGAAATTCTTGAGTGCGTGAGCGATGGCGGTCCCTTGTGGACCAAATGCTTTCACCGGAATTTTTCCAGTCTTTTTGTATTCTTTGTATAAACCAACCGTTTGGGCAAACTGTGCGCTTACCTTCTGCCCATTGGATGTAACGGCGAGGATATACAAGAACTTAAAGAGTTCGTTCGGATTGAATTTCTCGCCCTTCGGGTTGAGTTCGGGAAACACTTCTTCAGCGTAAGCGAGGCATTGCCGAACCTTTAAATCGTACCAACCAACAGCGGTTGGGTTCGACTTAACAACATAGAGCGCATCGTTGATAATCGTCTGGCGGATTAACGCACGAGTCACAGGGCTTTCCATATCGGCTAAATCCACCCCTGCCTTCTCAGCAGCCTCTCGCACACGAGCATCAATGTCTTTCTGATAAACTTTTTGAGTCGGGGCTTTGTTATCCTTGACCACATCTTTCTGACGCTCCGTAGACATCAGATCGAGTAATTCATTGATAGCCTGTTGGCGGACTTCGGGATTCTCCGCAGATTGAATGAAGTCAGTAAGGGCTTGTGCATCCACTTCAGGATTGCCTCTGACATCGCCCAATTTCTGTGCAAACGCTTGCTGTGCTTCTTGGTTGTCTTTCTGAAGTCGCAGTTTGAGTTTCTCCATCATCTCTTGTGGAGTCTTGCCTAACTGCCCTGCACGAATCGAAAGAAACGCTCGCCACGGCATCGTGGATGTGTGAGCCACGTCTTTATCCATCCCCAATTCAACAAGACGTTCTTCAGCCTTATCCACCTCAGCATCGATGGCTTTTCTACGTTCCACATCAGGTTGCGCTTTTTCCATGATCTTTTGGAATTTCGCAATCGCCTCTTTCTTGCCGTTCTTGGCGAATTCTTCGGCTTGTCTTTGAGACATCCCGTCTGCGGTTAAGCGAGTTTCGTAAATCATCGCCTTGGCGGTTGCCTCGTCCTTAACGGCAGTCTTTAGCACATCGCCCATTGAGATTGTGATGTCCTTCTTTTCTTGGGCAGCCTTCTCAATTTTCTCCGCCAATTCGGGATTGCTCTCACGAATCTTGTCGGGAATCTTTTGATCCACAAGGTCTTGTGCAAAGGCAAAGAGTTGTGCCTCCTTGCCGACGCCTTCTGCCCATTGCTCCACCGTCTGGGTATCGCCTATCTTGTTGGCAACGGCGGCTGTAAATGTGACAATGTCGTGTTCGTTCTTAGCGAATTCTTGGACTTGTTGGATATTCGCTTTGTCCCTGTTGTACTCCGCATTGACTGACCACGAAAGGCCCAATACTTCAAATGGTGCTGACGTAAATTCCCCGATCGCTTCGGCAAATACTTCACCCCAATTAATCTCTTCACCGTTTACGACTTGACCGAAGGCTTCACCTGCGCCACCCAAAACGCCCTGAAGGGTTGTCTGCAAAGAAAGGTTCTCAAAGCCCTTGGCGAACCGAACCGTGCGTGAGACTGGGGCAACTAAACCAGTGGTTGCCTTAGCGGTATTGCTCTTGAGATAGCGCAAGGCATTACTTGGATTGAAACGCATCGGCGCAAGCCACGCTGAGAATGCATCGAATAAGCCAACGGTTGCCGCTCGGCGCACGGCTCTTGTGCGGATTCCTGCGATGTCTTCTGTCTGCATCGCTTTAAGGATTGATTGTGCGTCTTGAAGGTTGTAGCCCTTTTCCTGAAGGGCATCCATAATGTAACTGCCTAATTCAACGTTGTACGATCCGTAGCCCATTAATGCTGTCTGAATCGCACGAGCCGTATGCCTCATTTTGAATACGCCACCAACAACCTTCCCTGAAACCATTGATCCGACTAAAGACGGAGCGATTGCGCCCAAAGAAGAGCCTGTTAGATAAAGCATATAGTTCCACGGGTCTTTAGAAACCTCGCCTAAGAACGGCGCAATAGAATCAATGAAACTCTTGCCTTGTGTCGCTTGCGATGCGTTGATGGCAACCTCTGGCGTGGCGTACTTGTAATCGTCTGCCGTGAGACGGCTAAACTCATCAATCTTTCCTTCGAGTTCTTTAGCCTTGCGCTCTTTGAATTCCTTGTCTTGGTCAGAGCCTTTAAGGACATCAAACTTCTTTCTGTCATTCTCGTCTTCGATATCGTTTAATGTGTCTTGAATGCTTCCTAAGATGCCTTCGTTTAGTTGAATGCTACGCACGGCAATGTCATTCATAGACATTGACTTAAACATATTATGAACGCCACCAGAAACGGAATTCCAAAACTTCTCTAGGTCGTTCATCTTGTGCCATTCGTTTTCCAACGGAATGGGGTCTGGTGTCTTAAGGACCGCTCTCGCAACATTAGGAGAAAGCAGATTTTCTTCTTTAGGCATTTCGCCTTCGGGAGTCAATCTGCGCTGTGCAGCACGAATGTCTTCAAATTCTTCTTGTTGACGAATTAGGTCGTAATAATCTGCCATATGTATCTCCAATTAATACAGAGCGTCAATCTTGTCTTTTCGGTTAACCAAACCGAGGATGTGGTATGTAATGACGGTGTGCCTATCAGGAGGATCGAGATAGCCTCTTTTTTTGTAAGCCGCATTAATCGCTTTAATGTCCGCTTCTGGAATCCTCTGATAGAGCATCTGCTCACCAGGTAAAGTGCGCTTTGGGTTCAGTAAGAATCGACAAAGGGTTTCCATTTTGTCTGTGTCTGATGGCGAGTAATAACCGTCAGCGATAAGACCTTGTGCGATGAATGTCCCTACCTCTCCTACAGCCTTTTTCTTTGATATGACATCTTTCAGCCAATACTTGTCATCGAAAAGAGAAATCATCCCATTAATCGTGAACTGCTCTTTAAGAAGATCTGTAGCCTTCCTGCGAATGTTTTCATCTGAGAATCTATCGTTGTTGTTACCTGATTCACTCATCCAGTCAAAGATCGAATCAACAACCGCTCTTTGCATAATGTTGTACGTCTGAGACTTCACCGCATCGCCCGATGGTTTAAGACCGCCTCTAGACAAACAATCAGCGACAATGTCAGAGACTCGCTTTCTTTGATTGGAAACTTTGTCTCCTGCGTCAAGTCTTATCTTTAACTGCATCAGAGTCCCGAAGTCTCTTTCGCTGAATCTATCAGCGACTGCGTAGAGTTCAGCGGTAGGAGTGTTCCTGAGCAGTTCATTGTCGTACATATACTTGTTGTACAAGGTAGAGTCGGTAGACATTTTTCCGCCTCTGCGCTCAGAGAAATTTTTTAAAGCCGTCCGCTGTGCATCTGTAAGTTTCTCTTTCTCAATTGCAGGGATTGCTTCCCATTTTTCGCCATTGCAGATGCGTCCGTAAATCTCTTGGGACTGTCGTGCCTGAATGGCTTCATTCTGCATCTTTGTGGCCTGATGCCGTTTGCCGAAAGCCTTCGTTAACTCTTCTAAGAGTTTCGGCTGATTGGCAATTTCAGGGTAAGACTTAATGAGATAGTTCTTCGTGTACTCAACATCGCCTGAGTTGATGTTGTAGAACGTCTGCATATACTCTTCGTAGACCGTGCGCTGTTCGGGAGAAAGCATAGAAACGAAAGGATTGCTGAGTTTCTCAGGCGGTTTTTCCTCAAAAGGTTTCTTATCTTTTTCTGCTTGGGCTTCTCGCTTGCTGTAGTCCTCCCACGCTTTCGCCTTAGCCTCGTAGACCGCTAGAGCCTCTTTGGATTTCTCTTCACCCAACAAATACATAGCGATAATGGCCGCTGGCTTGTCATCGCCACGATAAGGACTCTGCCCTAGGAGTTTTGCGAGTGCTTCAAACTTCTTCGGATCGTAGTCTTTACCATCGGACTTCGGGAGAATAGTTTTCTTTATCCCTTCTTCAGAAATAAGTTCTTCGGCTTTCTTTAACGCTGTCTGCGTTTGTACGTATTCAATCTTGTCTTGCAAGCCTTTCTTAATCTTTCCTTGAATGCCCAAATTGGCAACGGCACTTAAATCACCAGACTTGGCGTAATGCTTGCGAATTGCCTCAGCCTCTTCGGGATTGTTGTTGGCAAGAGCAACTTCTATAGAAGAAAGAATCGCCTTATCCAAAGTGGTCTTGATAGAAGACTGGATAACTTCTTCGGGCATTCCTCGCCCTAGGATCCTGTAACTCTTTTCGATCTGCTCTTTGTTGTCCTTGAACGAAGAAAGGTCTCTTGGGTTTGCAACAATCGCATCGCTTGAAATATTGATGTCGTTCTTCGCCGTGGCAGTCTGCACGGCATCAGCCTGTTGGATTAGATGCTGTGTCAATTCCGACCTACGATTAGCGAGGTACTTTTGCTTTCGTCCTTCAAGCAGTTGGCGTTGGTAGGTGTCTAAGCCCTTGGTTTCCTGCTCAAAGATTTTCTCAATCTGTTCGTAGTAATCCTGCACGAAAGGTTTCTTGCTGTTTGTGACTTCCGTGCCTTTCTTTTGCAATGCCCCATTCTCGCCCATCAGAAGGTCGTTAACGGCGATTCGGACGTTGTTGTAGGCTTCGGTAGCCCGAGCGTCCGACATTCGCTCGTAGGACTCTCTAGCGGCTTTTAAAAGCCCATTGCTTGAGGACTGAGCGTTGGCGATAGATTGAGCCGTAATCTTTGACTCACGAGGCTCAAGAATAGAAATTGGTTTAGCGTCTGGGACCGTTGGATTTACCCTTGGTCCATCGGGCATAGGTACGATAGCCATATTATTCTGTTACCTCATCGGTTGCACGTTTCTGCGACTTGCTAAATCCTGAATAGGTGTTGTCAAGGTAGTAGCCGTAGGTCTTGTTGAACGCATCCAGTAACCCTGATACAGCGATAGTGCCTTGGCTTGGTTGCGAATACTTGGCGGCGATTTGCGCTTGATACTGACTTGTTGCATTTGCCATATAGCCTAGGGCGGCATTGATGCCGTTGGAGTACGCTGTGTTGACATCCATCTGTTTGTACAAGTCAGTTGTGGCGAGAACTTCCTTACTTGATCCGAAATTAAGAGCCACGCCATTGGCGGCGAATCCGACTCGCTGTTTGGATTTCATTTGGGCATATTGCCCTGTGATGTTGGCGATGTTTCGGTTTGAGTTGTGCAAGGCTGCTTGCGCTTGCATCTTGGCTCGTTTCTCGTTGATGGCGGCAATGCGCTCTTGAAAAGCATAGGCATCTGCCTCACGCTTTCCTGCCGAGTAACTTACCCACGCATTGGCAAGAGTACCGATAATCGTGCTTGCGATTCCTGCCGCCCCAATTCCGCTTTTGTTTGAGCCTGAAGAACCTGTGTTTGGTTTGGCTGTGTAGCCTAAGTCTTTCGTGAGTTGAACGTCTACACCTGCGCCACCGCCACCGTAGACCACTTGATTGGGAACGCCCATATGCAGTATCTCCAATTTGCAAATTTGCTGTGATGCCTTTGATTAAACACCACAGCATTTGCAACTACTGCACTACCCCCCAAGTTCCATATCAAGCGAGATCGAAAGAATGGTGATGGGTAACGGTGCTTCTTGGCTTACCGTCACGCTCCCTGTGTCATTCCATTCAGGCTCAATGTCGACATTCACGCCACCTGAAACAAGGTCTGGAGGCGAACCTAGGTCTTCATCGGTACGTTGTTTGTACTCAATGAGTTCACCATCTTCGGGACCGACATAAATGCCCGATGTCTTATAGACTCGCATAAAGACCGAACTGACATTCTTCTGATTACTTCCTGCGTCACCGCCAGTCTGCAAAGGAACAATCGCAGGTAATGTCGTAATCTTGGCATCGATCGGCAAGCCCACGGTAACGACTCGTGCCTCAACATCAAGCGTGATTGTGCCGTCTTTAACTGTCTGCCTTGGCTTTTCTGCGCCATCAGCGAGGATCGCCACGGTCTCACCTTCAAGCCACGTCAAGCCTGTGACGGTGGTTGTAGCGTCTCCACGATACGTTGCGCCACAATCCACGAAGAATGCGTCAGACAAATTGGCTTTATCACGATCTGCCATCCTTTCCACGAAGCGAACGTCTGCGCCATTGATGTGTCGCTGTACAACGCAATAGACGGCATCAACGTCACCTTCGCTAACTGATGTCACGGATTCAAAACGCCCATCCGTTGTGTGTTCGTGCCACGCACCGATTTGTTGATCGGGGACGTAAGTAAAGCCCAGTAATGAGCCTGATGTGCTTGTGAACCACGCAATAGGATACGGCGCACGGCTAAAGGCAGAATCCAACACGTTGTATTGGTCAAAGAGTTGTGGGCAACGAATGCTCACGTCTCCTGTGATGTAGCCTCCTGCGTTGTAGTTGTAGCCCAATTCCCTGATGTGTCCACCACGTTGGGCAGCATAGAGAATTGAGTTATTCACCACCAAAGGCATTACCATATTCGCACCGATGAACGCTTGGGATTTCACCTGTACGGAGTTCGGCGTAATGGCATCGGAGGAACTAGAGGTAACCACCCACTCCCCTGCCTCAGTAAAGACAAGCAAACGGTTCAAGGGTACAAGATGGAAAATCTCGTGACGCTCACGACTTGCAATCTTGAACTTCACACGGTCATCGGATCGAATCGGGATACAGTAAGAGAAATTGCTTTCTGTTCCTGTCTTACTCATCCAAATAACTTGTGGCTGTGTCGGAGTCGATGCAAATACACGGCGTTGTTCAAAGTATGTGACCGCTTGGGGATACTCAGTTGTCGTGCTTACCGTGGCTGTAGCCGTTGCGCCTGTCCCTTGTGGACCTTCAATCACTACCGTGGGATTCGTGTAGCCCGATCCTGGCTTCACCACTTTAATGCGAGTAACCGCACCATTTACCACTTCCACGGATAACTCCGCCCCTGAGCCTGTCGGGTCTGTAATGTATGCCGTGGGAGCGTAGGTCTTTGTAGGCAAATCAAGGACCTTCTCTTCTTTCATAATCCCAATTGATAGGGAATTAGTCCCTTTCTTCCACAGTCTCAGTTTCGGTTTGACGTAACCTCGCCCAGGATTTGTGACCTTGACTTCTTTCAACGTGGTTTTGTGGTAATCAACGGCTCTAGTTTCTTCGTGGTCGTTGTCTCCGCCTGTGCTGTATGTTTCGTAACTTGTCCAACTTGAATGCTCTACAACGAAAGTCACTTCACCGCCACTACCGCAGTTTGCCTCGTCCCACAGCCTGTCTACGTTGAAAGTTGGGTAACTATTCCTTGTCCACGTTAGCGAGATATTCTGTCCTGTCAAATCGGCTAGTCCACCTTTAACATTGGAATAACCGCTACCGCCATTTGTGATTGTGACTGCGGAGATACCGTTAGACGCATTGAACGGATTATCGATCCTTGGCGGCGTATAGTCTTCGTCCCCTGCGATGTTGTTGTCAATGAGTTCAAGGTCTTCAGTCTCGCCCATATAGCAGTAAACACCGCCAATGTTTTTGTAGACTCGGTAATACGTAGCACCCTCAACTGCTTCCCAACTAATCTTGATGGTTGTGCCGTTGTTATAAATGTTTGCCGTGCAATAGCAGACATTGCTTCGCTCCGATTCAACGGTGCGTTCTGAGTTCAAAGCGGTCACGCAATACTTGAACGTGTACTTGTCAGCATTGGTTTCGTTCTCACCTGTCGTGAACTTCACCGCTGTCGCATTCTGTGGAGGCGACAATGTGGGGTTAATCTCGCATTCAGTCAATCGCCAATCTCGGATCGAATACCGTTTAAGTTCCATCGGTGGGTACTTGTGATGCACGATTGTCATAATGTCTGCGCTTTGTGCATAGTGCAAGTCCATTACGTCTTCGGCGGCATAAGGCGTTGCGACTTCATAGACTGTGCCGTCTTCATTTAGAAGCGTTGCCCCTTCTGTGTGAAAGCGAATGTATTTCTCGCCAAACTCAAGAACCCACGTTTGTGTGCGTGAATAGATGAATCCAATTAACCGTGCTTGCTTGTTGGCGTACTTGCACTCTCTCACGTACTCAAACCCTGCACGGTTTTGAACTGCGCCTTGCGGTAAGCAGATAAAGTTTTGGCACTCTTTTAATCCTGCCTTGTACTTTTCATCATCGGACCTTCCGAGCATTAAAGGTCCCATTATTCCGCCAGCGAAAGATTTTTGTTGTACAACTGTCATCCTCGCCTCCATCCACGGAACTTAAGCCACGATGCTCTTGTGTCAAGGTCTTTGCGCCGTTGCATCATATCTTCGTGCTTGGCTGTGAGCAAGGAATCCTGATACCGCTTTAAGAGTGCCTCCGCCACCTTCATTCCTGGAGTCCCCTTGATGATGTTTCCTGCGAGGCGTGAAGCGAGCATCAGCGTAATGCATTGAGAAAACTTTTCTGAATACTGATTTGTGTTTGTGCAATAGAACGTGTAACGGCAGAATGCGTTTTCTTGATCCGTGAGAATGCGCTCTAAGCCTGTGTCTGCATCAGTTTCAAGGATGAAAGACTGAGGGTTCTCGTAATACTTATCTTGGTCTGGGAGAATGGCGATGATTCTCACGGCGTTCGCAGGTTTAGCGTACTCGTAAAGCCATCCGTTCACGTCTTGCTTAGTCAATGCCAAAGCGCATCGCCGTGTCGCAAAGGACCAGTCAAAAGACTCAAGGACAAGGTTGCGAGATATCGGATACTCTCTAGCGCAACGTTCGGCGAATCGTCCACCTTCGGCAGGGTTGATGCTCACCACGTCCCCTGCATTGCCTAGCAACGATAAGGCAGCATTGCAAATGTCTACTTCGGTTGCCATAGTTTCTACTCCAATTCGATATTAAAAAAAGGAGGACCGAAGTCCTCCATTGAGACGTATGCACCATGAAGCCTTCGTAGTGCAAATCGCTGTTGCCCTTTATTGGAAACTGTAGTCCTCGGCCTTGTAGTCCTGTGGCATATCAACAGAACGTGTGATACCTGCGGAAATCTTGCCATCCGCAACAGTACCTGTGACCGTGTACTTGAGTTTCAAGAACTGCTTGTGAACTAACGGCATCGGAATCAAAGAGCGTTTGAATTCTGTCGCAGCCACATCAGGTAACGCCGTAAGATCGGTAAACGTGCCGTCCTTCGTGTCGCAATCCTGAAGCGAGACTTGGATAGAGCCAGAGCCTGTGAAGTCCGTTGTCGGAATAACGGCAACGAATAATTCCATCGCACCGTTTAAACCTGTCGTCAAAAGTTCCTGACCGCAGTCAATCACCGTTTCCGAAGAAGCCGTTGTCGTCACGGCTTGACCATCAGAAAACATCAATTCAGCATCAAAGATAGCCATGATTTAATCCTCCTTCGTGAATTACGAAATTGCCTTGGTGTATGTCGGGAGGATGGATTCGGGCAGTTTGTGAACTGGAATTCCATCGTACGTGACAACCTTACGGCCCGCCACGGTTTCCCACTGAAGGTTGACATTCTCACGTCTGCCAATCTGCTTACGCAACATCGTGCGAAGTCTGGCGTTCATGTAAATGGCGCAACCTGCACCAACCGTGGTCGGGAACATTTCAACCGCATCAATCAAGAGATCAACAAGGTCAGCACCAGACGTGGCCTTGGCGTTTAATGCGCCAATATCGATGTTGCCAACACGCACCACCTGACGGCGGTCTTCAACAGCAAGACCTAACGTCCAATCGTAGTCTGTGACCACGCCACGGAAACGCCGTCCCTTCTTGTCGTAGCAATCCTGCTCGCCACGATCCGTGCGAACGAGACCGCCAACGCCACCTTCAGGATAGATGCCGTGAATCTGAGCATCGCCCCAATTGACGATGAGGATGTCAGCAAGACCATCGGTTGCGCTAGACGTGCCACCTGCGTCAAGGAAAACATCCTTGTCGGACGCATCCGAGTAACGTGTCAAGATGCCATCAAAAGACTTCGGGTCTTTCTTGAGCGAAGACTGGAAAATCATTTCAGCAACCTTGTGAGCGATACCAGTCTGAAAAGCCTTTTCTTGGTTGTAACGCCATTCGGCAGACGATTTGTTTAACTGCAAGAGTTTCGCATCGATCTGCGAGAAAGTCGACAACATACTTGTCGAATCAAGCACGGTCATACCGCCAGCCTTTTCGGGTAAAACGCCTTCATTGAAAGAGCGTGTCTGTCCTTCGGGATATTCGGTGATTACGAGCGTCTTGTTGTTCATTCCGTTGTTGCATTGTGCGAAGTGCATCTGATCGAACAACGGCATACAATCAACGATTGTGTTGATTACCTTAGCAGGGACATCGGTAGAAAGTTTACTGATGTCAAGTAAGGTCCCTGTACCTTGAGCCATAGTAGCCTCCTTAGTGTTTTATCGATTCATTCTCGTGTTCGGATAGAGTTTTCTGAAATCATCATCAACGCTCTCTCCGCCACGCTGTCCATTTACAAACGACCCTTCACTCATCTCGCTTGAAATCTTCTTCATCACGCTTAAAAACTGTGGGTCTACATCAAGGTTCAAAGACTTAATCTTTGCCCGAAGTTCGGGCTTGTCGCCAAAGTAGCGAGCATAGGTCTGTTGAATCTGACGGCGTGAAGTTGCGTCCTTCAAGCCCAACGCCTCGTCTTGCATACATTGCTTGACTAACTCGTTGCGCTGATGAGCCATCTGCGACTTAATTCCGTCAAGGCTCTTTGACATAATCAGATTGGCTGAATCCTGGGAAAGGTCAAGTTCTTTAGCAGCCTCGCTGAACGCTTGCAACGCAGGTTCGGCAGGGTTCATACCTTCAAACTTGTAGCCGTCTTCTGGTGCGCCCAATTGGGATGGCTTTTCGCCCTCCTTCTTTTCCTCACCTTCTTTCGGCTCTTCGCCCTCTTTGGGTTCTTTGCCATCATCATCAAGCAAAGTGTCAATTTTCTTTGACGTATCGTTGTCGCCCTGTTGTCCCTGCTCTCCAGATTTGCCGTCTGTCGGGGATGTCTGCCCAGTGTGTTCTCCGCTTGCGGATTTCAGGTCCGCATTAAGAGGATCGTTCTGGGCAGGATTAGCAGGTGTTGCCACGCTTGCATTGGTAGCAGTTTGCGTAGCAGACGTGGTGTCGTTTGGTTTTTGATCCACTGGTGCGCTAACAGGCATCGCTATCCCTCATTGTTAAAATTGTTGGAATCGCATCGGGAGTGTGTCTCGCTAATCGATCCCAAAGATAAAGTCCGATATTGCGTTGGCCTTCGGTGAAACTCATTGTCATCGCATTCGGATTGAAGCCAGAGCGAAAGACTCCGCAAATTTGCAAAGTCCGAAACACAACACGTAATCCACGTTCATCGGACGTGAGCCACTCCCAATCGTTCTTTTCGATTAGGGCGGCTTGTTCTTGACGCTTTTTAGCGTTGTCTCTGGTGTTAATCGTTTTCATAGTTCGCAGTTTCTCACTCATAAAATTCAACTACTGCACTCCCCCTCGTTTAACCGAGGAAAGGCGACATCCCTCCGACTGCATCATTCTGTGAAACTTGTGGGATGTCCTTGGCAGCCGATGCCATTTTCTGCACGGCATCCAATTGCTGTTGTGCTTGCATCTGTTGCGCTCTTGCGTTGCGAGCCTCGTCAACTTCTTCTTGGCTCGGAACAAGTTCAGGGTCAACGCCCAATTGGTCGGCAAGACTTCTCGCCCACTTATCGATGTCAAGCATATCCACAGCGTTTTGCCAAATCTGAGACGCTCCTGCGAGCGATTGCACGTAGGTAGACATCGCATCAACCCCTGCCGCCCTTTGGGCTTGGGCAAGGATTGAAACGTACTCAATGTTGACGAAGTCGCCCGATGTCTTTTCTTCTTCATCCTCTTCGATGCCTTCGCTTTGATCGGTGAATTTTTTCTCGCCAAAGATTGAGTCTTGCGCTTTGAGTTCATCAGGAACTGGAGGAATCTGCCCGAACCGTTCCATAAACTGCAACGTGGTCGCAATAAGCGGATCAAGTAGTTCAAGATGTAGACGCTCAAGCACAGGTCCCATAATGAGCATCTTTTCTTTGTCAAGTTTTTCCACCTCGTACGCTGTGCGACCATAGCGAGCAGTCTGTGCGAGCATCAAGAAAAGGTCTTTGTAGAAGTAATTGTTGATGGATTGACGCTTGTCTTCGATGTCAACCTTCACCGCTTGTAGGTCAAGGTTCACGTCCCACGCCGTCTTTACCTGTTGCGCTTGTGTGAGATTGCAGTAACTCACGCCTCCAGGACCAAAGTCCAACGGTTTAGATTCGTACTCTTCAGGGACCAACATCGGAGGATTAACTGCGTAATCCACAGCACGGTCCTTGATAGCGGTTTCCTCTTGCAAGGCCATAATCACGCCTAGGGCTTTCATCCCAGGACTGCGCCCATACGGCGAGCGTTTAGACATCGTCCAACGTGGCACAAGGCAGGGGAAAGTCTTAAAGCCTTCTTCACGCAGGATTCGGTCTTTTCCTGGCTTTCCTTCAAGCATATTGTCGGCATCAATGCTGTTGTCGTAAGTGCCTTCAATTTCTTCAAAGTAGACGGAGCGATACGGCATATTGCGCCAATCTTTCTTTGTCGGATCGTATCCTGGGCGAGGCTCAATCGCTTGAATCACGCTGTGCGTTGTGAAGCACTTGGATGGGTTCTCGCTTTCGGCTCGCACTTGTACGCTTACAACGTCTTTGCCGAAGGTATCCACCATCTGTTGCGATGTCATCCAAATTTGGCGATAGACCGTGTTAACACGATGCTCCGCATCTTCTTCGATCCAATATTCTCCTGCTGTCATTTCGTGCAAGTGAATGATGTGACGGTCTGAAGGCAGAGCGACTAAACACGCCGTGCCATAACACGCAAGTTCCAAATACGCATTGTTCAATGCTTGATAGACATTGCTCTTAGCAAAGACCATCTGCATCTCTCGTTGCACATCTGCGAGCCAACGCTTTACGTTCGTGTTCTCATCCAATTCGGGATTGCGAGTCGTAAGACGAAACCACGGCCTTGCAGGGCTTGTCATACCACCGAGCATCCCTGCGCCTAGAACGTCAATCGCATCTGTCGCAGTTGCATCGTTGATGTATTCGTACCCCGTTTCCATCGTCTCGTTGGCATTAGCCAAAGACTCAAACCGACCTGTCTCAGGGAGGATGTATCGCTGTAGTTGCCGATACAACGGCTCTAACGGCGTTCTCGTATTCTTCAGTTGCGCCAAACGCTGACGCAATTCCGAAGCCTTAGCGCAATGTGAAGTCATAGTCTTTTACTTTCCTAACGTTGAACCGTTGCCCAAAGATGCACCCTTGCCTAGCGTGGAGCGGTCAAGTTCCACACCGTCTGCACCAGTAAGGCTTGTGCCTGAACCCAATGCGCCCGATGTGTCTGGCATATCAAGTAAGCCTTCGATATCAGCCTCACGCTGATTCGCCTTGTTTTGTGCCTCTTCCTCGGCAGCAAGTTGTTTCTTTGCCGCCGCCTCTTGTTTGTCTTGTGCTTGATGTTGAAGTTTGCGTTGACGGTCTTCGTTATAGATAGAAACCGCCGCCCCAATAACCGATGAAGCGATAACTGCAACTGCTGCCCCTGTCATTGTGATTTCCTCCTTGTAATGAGTTCATCTGTTTGATACGTGAATTCTTCCTCGCATTCGTCTGGATTCGTTTTGCTCGTTGCATAAAGCATCGTCATATGCGTATCTGTAAATGCGTGGATTACAACCTGACGATGTGGCGCACCACGTAACACCACATAGCCGTTTATCTCTGCCTTCTTGCCTCCGTTGTAAATGATGCAATGGCCTGAGACGATAAGAATCGTTGGCACGATGATTTCGACTGCGCCCATCACCACACCTGCTTTGACCACACAAGAACGTGCATAGCATCCTGCGTGAACAAAATGATCGGTAGGCACTTCCGCTTGGGGGAACTCACGCAAAGCAGAATTAAACTCACGCACCTTAGCGAGTTCATTCGCTGTGCAAGAAGGGATTAAGTCTGCGTTCTTGTAGGTCGATACATTGTTCATAGTTTGATTGCCCACATCGTGCTAAGACGCTCAATGCCCATACGCTCGCTTAGGCACTCAAAGAGTTGCTCCGCTCTTGTGCCTGAGCCTGTTGCCAAAAAAAGAGAATCCGCACCAATTGCTTTGGCACGGTCTTCAATCTGTCTGAGAAATTCCACCCCTGCCATTCCCTTGCGAGATTTTTCATCCAGGAACAGGCTGTCGCACGTTGCGATTGTTTGATCCTTTGCGTGAGGCGTACGAGTCAGAATGAGCGAGAAAAAGCCGATGAGTTTCTTTGCATCGTCCTCATCAAAGACTGCCGTAATGTCAAGCAATCCTTTGTCGGCAAGAGCCTTGTAGAGTTCAAGGTCTACGCTCTTATGGAAACTCTTGTAGTTCGCACCATCGGTGTAGGCTTGAACAAGTTCCATAAGCCTTGGGACTTGCAACATTTCATCGTAAGTGAGTTGTTGAAAAATCATCTGCGCTCCTTTGTAAAGCGCATTGTTCAACGTGAAACATTGCAACTACTGCACACCCTACCTACGGCGTGGGTCTCTACGTGAATTGCGTGTGGCTGTGACGGCTCTGTGGTTGTAGGCTAAGACTGCGCCTTGGGGTTCAAAGACCTTTTCAGCGAAGGTCAAGGCAAGAGCATCGGCTTTGTCTGGTGAACTAACGCCACGTTTCTTCATATCCTCTTTAGATTCCAATTGCAGTAACTGCTTCAGATCGTAGAAGAATTCAGGTGCTGTAAGGTCGTATTTCAAATCATCGTCATCGGGCAAGATAGCATCGTCCTCATCAAGCCATTCACGCATCCTGCCCCACATCTCCGAGCGTTTGTTCTTGTAGACCAAAGGCTCATTGCAAGCCGAACCGAAGTTGATGCCGTGAACGTTGTACCCATACGAGCGCATCAGTTCAACGTGCCCTGACCCGACTCCGCCCTTATCCATAAAGACGTAGACTTGCTCAAAGCAGTAGGTCTTGTACAACCAGTCGATGTAGTCCTTCAATTTGGCGCAGATTGAAAGCATCCCTTCTTTCTGAAAGGTCTTAAGGTCAATAACCTCTTTGCCCACTCTTGCACAGAAACATGTGCTGTCATCGCCAAACATCGCTATGTCCACGCCCACAACGCAGATAGGTGCTGTGTCGGGATGAAACTCTTGGCTCTCTCGTGCCATCGCTCTTTCAACGATGTCTTGGCGGATGAATTGGCAGGAACTGGCATTAGGGAATTCGCCACGCACACGCACACGAAAGAAGTCGCTGTCCTCGCCGTAAGTAAGCCTCCATTGCTCAATAGCGTCTTTGTTCGTAATCTGCGCTTCACGGCTGTCAATCTTGTACGTAAGCCACAGGTCCCTATGCTTGTGAAAGATGTCAAAGAACGGTCCCGAATTCCTTGTGGGATTACCGAAGACAAAGAACATCGGTTCACCATCGGTCAAGCCACCTTCAGCCACTTCATAGATCTTTGAGTCAATGCCCGAACCTTCATCAAAGAGATAGAACGATGTGCTGTTGGCGGCGTGTTGCCCTGCGAATGCTTCGCTGTTTTCCTTACGGCACGACTGGGCGGAAACAAACCATCCTGCTCTATCCTCCTTGGCTTCAAACGTCATTGATCCACGCCCAGTCTTTAACTCAAACCACTCCTTTGTGATGCACTTATCCGTCCACGCTTTAATCTGTGCCCACGTTCTTGTGGCTAACTGCCCATTGGTCGTAGCAGTAACCGTGCCTTTGGCGTAAGGTCTCGTAGACATAATCCAATCAACGAGCCACGCAGTAATGGCACTCTTGCCGATGCCGTGCCCTGATGCCACGGCTACACGAATCGGATTGACTGCGTGTTGCCCATCAAAGGCATTGGCTTTAGTAGCCTTGCCCACGTCTTCAAGCAATTGACAAGCCCACTTGTCGGGACCGTACTCGCAATCGTATTTGCTCCGCCACGGCTCAGGTAACTTCACCAGTTGGATGCTTGGGTCTGAGTCCCACGGATAAGCGCAGATAACGAAACCCAACGGATCGTGCGAGAACCGTGCCATATACTCCGCTAAGGCAATGTTTGGGTCTCCGTTACTCATTGTCTCTCAGTCTCTTCTTCGCCGCCAAAAGAGCATTAGCAACACTCACATTGCCTTCAACTTGAATCTGCTGAATCGCTTTGCCTTCGGTCCGATCGAAGACTTCCTTGGCAGCCTTCACGTCTCCCAATTCGGACGCTCCGATCAAAGCCTCAATGATGGTCTCGCCGTGGGTTTTTCCTGTGGATTTAATCCGTTCAGCGAGTTTCTCCATAAGGATTTCAGACAAGAGTTTCTTTTCCTTCTTTGCCTTGGCGGCAGCCTTGCCTCCTTTTCGCCCCATTTCCCTCGCTTGAGCCACGCTAGAAATTGGCTTTAGGTTCTCAATTCCTGGTCGCTTTTTCGCTGTCATTCTTCCGTCCTCAAATAAGTCTGGGTTCTCATTTCGTCTCTACAAATTGCTGCCACAGTGCTGATGGGCATTTCAAGTTTTCGGGAGATTGCACGATAAGACATTCCGCCCTCGTGCAGTTCTCTTACCCATCGCACCTCGGCATCAGTCCACCTAGACCAATGATGCGCTTGGCCTACCTTCTGTCCTTTCGCATTTCTTTCGACATACATACAACGTGAATCTCCTTCTTGATCGGTCGGAACTTCGTTGGTAGTCTTAGCCGTATTTCGTGTATAGCCTCGTCAACGGCTTTGTCTGTGCGTCTTGGGTCTTTGACTGTCGGACTCACTTGCGATGCCTTGATGAGCATATCCTGCGCCCAAAAAGGCAGGAGTGAATGTCTGCCCCAATCACTCATTGCTTTCGGTCTCCAAAATGCTGTTTGGCTCACGCAATTGGAAATACTTTTTCAAGTATCGATCCTCGTTCATCGATGAGCCATCAGGCTTTGTGAAAACATTGATGCCTTTGGCGGTACGTGACCACGCCCCTGCTCTGTCTGGGCGAGCATTGGCGTAGACGCTTTCCGTGCTAAAGGTCGGATGATTGGGCTTTTTGTACTTGTCGCCCAAATGTCCACGCTCATCCTCGCTCATATTGCCTGAGACGATTTCTTTCCACGCACCACGTAGGTCGTAGTCGTACAAGTCTCCGATGCGCCCATTACCGTAAGCCCACGATTGAAAGAGTTTCTCGTCCTTTTCAGAAAGGACCGTGTTGTACTGCTCGGTCAAGTCTTGGTCGTAAAACTCACTCATCCTTGGTCTCCAGTTGGATATGCGCCGTGACAAAAGCAGGTCTTGATGCCTTGGCGAAATCCGATTCGCAAGTGCGAAAGATTTTGTCGTCAACGCCTAAAGCCTCAGCGATTCCATCACGGTAAGGCTTCATACAGCGTATGAAGTTATCATCGTCCCTTGCACGATTATCTGGTGGCGCAAAAAGGTACGAGATACGCACCTTTCCGACAATCTTAGATGGATCAATAGGATCCTGCTTCGCCATCGCACTACGCATCAAGAGAAAGCCTTCTTTACGTGCCTTCTTTGTGACTCTTGACAACTGCGCCCGATGCACCGCCACATTGGGATTTAGTTGCCTTGGTGGCCACGGCAATGTCACTACGAAATCTCTTTGCATTTTTCGTTTTCCTCTTTGATGCGATTCAATTGTCGTTGATACTTGAAGGCGATGATTGCATCAAAACAAGACCGTGTTACGCCCATCTTGTACGCTATCTGCTCCATCACGAAAAGAACGTCTGCCATCTCGCAGATTAAGTTCCATCGTGAGTCCACTTTCTGCTCTTCCAAATGGTCGTGAGTCGCCCCTGCGAGTTCAAGCGATTCCTCGTAGAGTTTCTTCAACTGGTGGTCAAGTCCGTAGTGGTCTACAAGCAATCGGGCTTTTGGGTCAACGTCCGAAATATCGATAGGCAATCTCATTTTTCTTTCGCTCCACAAAGCCCTCAGTTTTCTCGCTCGCTCTAAGCCTTCTTTGAGCGGAATACCACGCTTAAAATCATCTTGGCCTAAACGGTAAAACTCGTTTGACTCTTGCTGTTCTTTCTCTTTCGCATTCATAGATAAACCGCTCCCACGATTACTGCCACCGCTTGTATAAGATAAGCAATATGAATCGAATCACAATGCTTGCACGAAAAGTCTTTGCACTCTTGCATCAAGCCGTGGAAAAAGAATCCGTGCCCTATGAACGCAAGGCACATTACAACGTAAAAAGCGGTCATTCTGCACCCCCAGACTTACCACGCCGTGGGCGATTGATTTCGTATCGTGTCATCTTGATGCGTCTATCAAGAATCAAAGAGACGTGAGCGTATGCCTCCGCCTCGTCCTTTAAAGCCTCGTAGTGAAAGTATTTGTAGCCGTGGCTGCGCCATCCGTTCTTCACTAAGTCTGCGAAAGACAAGCCCTTGGCATACTGCGCCTGGAGGTCTCCTTCGATGGTCTTGATGATGCGGTTTAACTTCCCGATTTTCTTATCGATCTGCGCTTTTTCTCGCTCAAGATAAGCGAGTCCTTTCTCAAGTCTGAAGTAGTCTTTACTCATCGTCTTCGTCTCCGTCAAAGTATTCGATTGACATAAGCGCATTGTTTCCTTCAACATCACTTCTCGTGCCATCGTAGAGGATGTGAATTCGGCTGTTGTCTGTGAAGTAAAAGATATGCTCGTGCTTGGCTGATACGTTCTTCATCATAAAATCGATGAGGTCTTTCCAGGACGCTTCGCCTTCGTGCGCCAAAGCATCAATGAAAGTCTTCGTCACACAAGCGATTGATCCGTGATACACACGATGTTTCTTTGATTTAGTCGACATAGACATACTCCTTTTTTTTCTTATCCCAAAGGGAAATTAAAGTGCCGTCACAACTGGTTTCTACTTTGATGGCACTACCGTCACAGAAATGAAACGTGCAGTCTGAGCCGTGAGAATCCGACTGCATCATCTCCAAAAACTTCGCCACTTCGCTCTTTGATCGGTAAGGTCTTAAAAGACTTGCGAAGGCTTCGGCTTTAGTAATCTCTTTCACGCCTCGCCTCCTTGCACGGTCCACTCGCCATAGCCTTCGGCTTTGGCTTTCTGCTTTTCGAGTTCCTCTTCTAGGTCATCGATTACATTGCTTCCGATTCCCCTAGGTGTACGCTCAACGTGTAATCCGCTGTTGTCTTCAAAGATAAAGTCGATAGAAAAACATTGAGCGTGTGAAAACATCAAAGCGATGTCTTTATGAGCGATTGACATCTTGATGTTTGGCTCGTCAATGCTAAGTAAATCCTCAAAAATTCTTGCGATTGACTTCTTGTCTGGCATACTTATCTCCTTTAAAACGGAACGTCTTCGAGTTCCTGTTGTGGTTCGGGAGTTCCGATTAACTCACCGAGATTTAAAAATTCTTTGCGTCTCATCGTGTCTGGCACGGCTGTGTATCCGTGGTCGTTTGCTCCCGTGTCTTGCAGCACCTTCTGCATCACCAGTTCTCGCATCTCATAGGCGTACTTGCGTAGTGCGATGAGCGAGTTGATACGCTCGTCATATCTGCGTTCTGTCTTGGATGAATCAATGCCAAAAGCGTGAAGTCTTGTGCGGAAAAGTGCGACAAGGTCCTTGGTGTCCTTCCAAAGAATCGTGCCGTCTGGTCGAAGGATGTCTACGATTTCTTGGTGCGTATACTTTCCCAATTCCTGCCAATACCACGCCAAATACTTGAAGTCTGCGGTCTGCATAATCTGCGTAATCTTTGGCCACGATGAGGCATTGTCTGCCCTATCGTGCCACTCGCATAAACCGTCAAAGCACACAGGGCAATTACATCCCCACGCTTTGCACCGCTGTGGACCAGCCTTTACCTTTTCGGCTTGCTGTTGTTCGATATCTTTTTTCATGCGTATTTCTCCTCAAGAATTTTCGTGAGGTTTTCGGATTTAAGAATCCACGAAAGGTCTACTTTGAAATTGGCGTGGTCGCTTGAACGCTGACAACGCCCCATCAGAAAATCGGAATCGCTCACACGCTTAAAGATGCGTCTAAAGCACTCAATGATTTCTTCCTGCGTTTCGGCTTCCCAAAACTTCGCAAGTTCGTGCGCTCGCAATCGAATGGATTGCTTCCTGCTTGGCGTGAGTTTGAGACAAGCCACGCATCCAGGAACGCACATCTTGTTGTAGAGGTCTACGATCTGCTCGTAGGGAATGGGAGGATTTTTTTCTTTTGGGGAAACGGTTTCTGATGGACTGCTTTGAGGGTCACTTTCGGGAGAAAGGGACTTATGATGCGTAGCATCATATATATTACTATTATTGGTTATTGGTTCTTGGTTATTGGTTAGTATTACATCCGTATTACGTTCGTTATTCGTTCGTATTACGTTCGTATTACGTTCGTAGCCTTGTTTTTCGGTCTCGGTTGGTTCTTTAGAAACCTGCCGAGCCTTGTCCCATCTAGCCTGAATCGACTTTTTAGCCTTCAGGGATTTCTCGTTTGCCTTGGCAATTTCTTCATCACATCTGCGTTGATGAAAGCCGTCCTCTCTTTCCTCAAAGAACTCCGAAATTACGTAGTCGAATGCTTTTCGTTCTTCATTCGTATATACCTTCGTAATACGGTCGAAGTACGAACGTATAATCGGACGCTCTGTTGAGTAGTACAGCATCAGCAGATCGATATAAATACCTTTCTCAAGTGGAGATAAGAGTTTCGTGCTTGAGTCCCAATCCCCAACGTGAAATTGAACGTAGTTCATTCTTCGGCCTTTTGCTCGTCAATCTTTGGGGCAGGGAAAAAGTCTGGTGCGAGTACGTAGCAAGGGATTCCTGTTACTTCTGAGAACTTCTTGACTCTACGCACAGGGACGATTCCTCGCCGTTTCCAGTTAGTCAAAACGGCTTTATGCACACCCAACTGTTTGGCTAAAGCCGTTTGAGTACAGCCCAAAGACTGAGTTGCAACTTCGATATAGTTAATCATTCGTTGCTCCTAGTTAAACATTATCTTGCCAATTGTTGCATACTCAATATACAAAAGTCAACATTTATTTTAATGCTGTATCTTTTGCTTTTGTGTACTCTTGTTGATAGGCTTAAAGACCCAATGTCTATAAGGAGTCCAAACCATGTCTGACGTTGAAAAGAATCCTTTTGTAAAGCGACTTAATGCGCTACTGGTGCAACGAGGGATGTCTGATGCTGCCCTTGCACGAAGTCTTGGCGTTAGTAGACAAACAGCCTCCTTTTGGAGAACTGGTCGGAATCTCCCTCGCCCTGATACCTTGGTCAAGATAGCCGAAGTCTTAGGAACTACGCCCATTTGGCTTGCGTCAGGTGAAAGCGAGATCGATGCAAAGCCTGTGACCACAAGCGAGGATGTGAAAGAGAAAGAAGACTTTGTATTTGTCCCTGAGTACAGATTGAGTTTTGGCTGTTCACCATCGGGCGTTGATGCCCCTGAGTGGGAGGCGGTCCCTGATAATGCCACGGCTTACCGCTTAGACTTCTTTCAAAAGCGAGGGATTAAGCCCTGTCATTGCAAGCGTATTACCGCCGAAGGAGATTCGATGCAACCGCTTATATGTGACGGCGACAAGGTCCTTATCGTAGACCAGCCCCTGGGCGCACCTATTCTTGATGGCAAGATATACGCTTTGTCATACGGTGGCGCACTCAAGATAAAGCGTCTATATAGAAAAGCCAACGGAGACCTAATCATCAATAGTCTTAATCAGCGGTACGAGGACGAGGTTGTTCCTAACGCCGAAATTGATGATTTAATCCGTATCCACGGCCGTGTTATAGAACGCTCAGGCTCTATCTAAAGCCTTTTAATCTCTGCCTCTAGCCACTCTTTTCGGGGTGGCTCTTTTTTACCCGAAGTAATACCGATGTTGACATAAGTCAAACGATGGCTACATTCCGTTTGTCTTTTGTTGACAACAAATGTCTACACACATAGACTGCGAGTTGTAAACAAAAACCAACAAATGGAGTCCACCATGAAACTAGTAAATAGAGAAGGTCGCTTAACTCAGAACGCCATCAACTTCGCATACGAGATGGTCGCCAACTCAACCGAAGGCACAGCCACTTTTTACGGAAAAGAAGTCCGTGGTCGTGGTCGCTACCGCACTCTTAACTGCACACGCCATCGGAACGCTAAGGAACTTCTTCAACTCTTAGATGTCCACTATTGGGAAGGTAACAACGGTCCTCGTGGCGGCAAGACATGGGATTACTTCCGCTTTCACGTAAGCGAATTTCTCAGCGCAGTTGCGAACTTTGGAAAGAACTAACAGACAGAGACATTAGGAGACGTAAAGATGATTACCGAAAGAAAAGACATGGAAAACGTGGCACTTGCGGCCTGTGTTCGCAAGATGGCAGAAGCGATGCTCCCACGAGTCGCTGAAGAGGGACAGGAGTTTTATGACGAGGCAGGGCTTGATGCGCTCGCTTGCTTCTTGAATTCCTCCGAAGGCGTTGAAGAGTTCCGTGATCGTTGGGTTGAAGACACACGCTTTTGGCGTATGCCTGATGGGTCGGTCTTCTGCATTGTTGAGTTTTCGCAGAAGGTTATCCCTGCGTACTTTGGCGTACACGAATCTTACGAGGTGGAGGACTAGAGATGAGAACCGAAGAATTGAAGGCTGTTCCTCTTTCGATGGCTTTGTACCGTATGGTGATGTCCTTCGACCGAAACAAGAACAATGAGTGCCATCCTAAAGACATTGCTTGGGTGATTGACTATCTAGACACCCACGCCACTCGCAACAAGCAAGAGTTTGAGGATTCGATTGATTCGTCAATCTCGTGGACACTCTTAGACGGCTCTTTCTTCTGCATTGGTAACCCGAAGCAGGAGTGCTACTCCGTCCAGTTTTATGCGCTTGACGCAGGGTGGGAATGATGAGAGTCCGTATCCCCAAAGCCGTCCTTTGGGGAGGCATCATCGCCTCCCTGCCTCGTGACGGCAAACTCATTGATGATGAATGCTTGGAGCAAGTGAAGTCGCTCCTTTTGGATGTCGCTTACTCGTTCGGCTACATCGAACGCATTGACACTTTCTTCGTGGAGTTTCGGGATAACTCGGAACTTCGCTTGATTGATCCGTACCAAACGAAGGGACCTTGCACGGTCTCAGTTGAATCTGAAATCGAAATTGAGGAGGACGAAGAATGAACCTCCACATTGATACACCCATCAAGAACCTTCACCCTGCAAAGACTCCGCCAAATGCTCTTGGCGAGTTCCTTGAAGCGGTGCTTGGGATGGTTGCTTTTGTTGTTTTGTTTTGGGGCAGTTTCGCCCTCGCAGCCTATATCTGCGCTGTGTTTTAAAAGGAGTCCAGACAATGGATCGTTTATCTTGGTTGCAAGCCCGACAATCGGGCATCGGCGGTAGCGATGTTGCCGCCATTCTTGGGATTAGTAAATGGCGCACACCGTTAGATGTGTACCTCAGCAAAATTGGCGAAGCGGTCGAAGGTCCCGATAACGTCTCTATGGAATGGGGACGGCGTTTAGAGCCTGTTATCCGTCAGGCTTACAGCGACAAGACTGGAGCGCAAGTTATCGTGCCGTCCGAACTCATTCGCTCCGAAAAGTATCCGTTCATGATTGCTAATGTGGACGGTCTGACAAGCGACAGGGTTCTTGAAATCAAAACCGCTAGTACATCTGCTGATTGGGGCGAAGAAGGCACGGACGAAATCCCTGACTATTACTTGAGTCAGGTACAGCACTATATGAGCGTCACAGGAAAGACGCTGTGTGACGTAGCCGTTTTGATCGGTGGTAGAGATTTCAGAATTTACACGGTCAAGAGCGACCCTGAACTTGAGACGCTCATCATCAACGCAGAGAAAGAATTTTGGCAATTGGTGGAGTCAGAAACACCTCCAGAGCCACGCACATTAGAAGAATGCAAGATCGCATTCCCAATGTCGGTCAAGAGCGTTGTCGAAGCGGATGACGATATCGCTAAGACCCTCCGCACATTGAGTCAGGTGGGCAAAGAACTTGCCGAACTGAAGGACACCGAGTCCGTTCTTAAGGCGAAGGTTCAAGCCTATATGAAAGAGAACGACACCCTCACAGTTGGAGGTGTGACGGCTGCAACGTGGAAGTCTGCGAAACCTCGTACCACGTTCGATGCCAAAGCGTTCCAGACAGCGCACCCCGACTTATACAAAGAGTATCTCAAAGAAGGCGCACCTTCTCGCCGATTCCTTTTAAAGGAGATTGATAATGAGTAACGACATCAGCGTCACGGTTAATCCGTTTGCCCCTGCCACGGTGCAGGGTAACAGCACCCTCCCATCAACAGCGACAGCGGAATCAAGCCGTGCGGTCGCAGAAGTGCAAGCCGCCCTTCTTATTGCGAGGATGAATCCTCGTGATCAAAGGCAAGCGATGGATCGAATCCTTAACGCTTGCACACGTCCTAGCCTCGCCTCGTCTGCGATTTACTCCTACGCAAGAGGCGGTTCTGAAATCACAGGTCCGTCTATCCGACTCGCTGAAGCGGTCGCACAGCAATGGGGCAACATCCAATTCGGTATCCGTGAACTTTCTAATCACGGCGGTAAGAGCGAAGTTCAAGCGTTTGCGTGGGACGTTGAGACAAACACACGCAGGGAAATGGTCTTCACCGTGCCACATATCCGTAGCACCCGCAAGGGTTCTTACAAACTTGAAGACCCACGAGACGTGTACGAACTTGTCGCAAATCAAGGCGCAAGAAGACTCCGTGCTTGCATCTTGTCGGTGGTTCCTGGTGATGTCATTGAGGCTGCCGTGGAGCAATGCGAAAAGACCTTGCAGATTACAGCGGACGTTACTCCCGATGGGATCAAAAAGATGATTGAGTCTTTCACCGAATTTGGCGTGAGCAAAAAGCAGATTGAGGACTTCTGCGGATGCCACGCAGAGGCTATCAATGCCGCGCAGATCGTACGTCTCAAGAAAGTCTATCGCTCGCTTCGTGATGGCTTTGGCGTGGTTGAGGATTGGTTCAAGACCGAACCGAAGGCAGAGCAAAAAGCGGTCGAAAAAAAGCCGTCTCTTAAGGAGCGTTTGAAGAAAGCGCAAGCGGTTGATGAAGCGACTGGTGAAGTGGTTGCGCCTAACGAGCCAACGCCCGAAGTCGAAAGCAAACCCGAATTAACTTCGGAGGATTTGCTCGTGTAAAGAATCCTCAGTCTTGCGGTTTTCTCTATGGCTTGGACTCCTTCAAAGAACCGTGAGGCTGAGACCCAATTCGGGAGGAGGGTTTTCTCCTATTGGTTCAGTTCAGCGTTTATCGCCCTACCTCCCGAACCATCAACAAGGAAAGAAAAAAATGAAATTACGTTTCGGTAGTGTGTGTTCGGGCATTGAGGCAGCCTCCGTTGCTTGGAATCCTTTGGGGTGGGAGGCGGCTTGGCTTTCTGAAATTGAGCCTTTCCCCTGCGCTCTCTTAGAGCATCACTACCCAAACGTACCGAACCTCGGAGATATGACAACGCTTCCTGAGCGCATCTTGTCAGGCGAGATCGAAGCACCAGACATCTTGTGCGGTGGCACACCTTGTCAGGCTTTCAGCGTTGCAGGTCAGCGCAAGTCTTTAGACGATGAACGAGGAAACCTTTCTTTAGTATTTTGTGAGATTGCAAATGCCATTGACACAGTTAGAACTAGACTTAGACTGCCCCCAACCATCATCTTTTGGGAAAACGTTCCAGGAGTCCTCAATACCCCAGACAACGCATTCGGATGCTTCTTGGCAGGAGTCGCTCAAGGTGATGCTCCCTATACGGTCCCTAAAGGAAAATGGGGAGGTGCAGGTGTTGTGTTCGCAGGGAAGCGTAAGGTCGCTTGGCGCACACTCGATGCTCAACATTTCGGAGTCCCCCAACGCCGTAGAAGAGTCTACGTTGTCGCAAGTTCTAGAAAGAACTTCGATCCATCAAAGGTACTTTTTGAGTCCACGGTGTTGTCAGGGAATCTTGAACAGGGCGAACAAGAGGGGAAAGAAACTGCCTTCGCTTCTGGAGCAAGCCCTGAAGGCGACAGCCAAAAATATGCGCTCGGAGGAGACAAGTGCAACACCATAACGTCTAAGTGGGCTAAAGGCACGGCAGGTCCATCGGGCGTGAATGAGTGCGCCAATATGGTCGTTGGCACTTTCGCCGAAGGCGGTTTCAGCGGATTCAAAAGCACCACGGTCGCAGGGGTTCTTAGGTCAAGAGGTGGAGCAACAGGAACTGGCGGAGCGGAAACGCTTTGCTTAGTTGCCCCCCCCCA